ACCCAGTGAAATAGAGCAGCGTATTCCACAGATTGCCCAAGCGCTGAACATTCAGGATGTATTGGGTAAATATCCCTATCAGATGTCCGGCGGTCAGCAGCAGAGAGTAGCTGCCGCAAGAGCAATGGTGACAAATCCCGCCATCGTACTGGCAGATGAGCCGACCGGCGCACTGGATTCCAATTCTTCCCGAATGCTGTTGACAATGTTGACCGAATTGAATGAACGGCTTTCTGCAACGATTCTCATGGTAACGCATGACGCTTTTTCTGCCAGCTATTGCAATCGCATTTTGTTTATCAAAGACGGGCAAAGCCTGACGGATGCAATGCGCGAGAGCGGGAAATTTGGAGATCTCAAAAAGAAATCAATGGCGGCCTCCAAAAAGCAGACCGTCGATACCGAAGCAAGTGCCGAATACGGGGTCGAACACAGAGTTTGGGGGAAGGCGACCGGAACAAGCTACGAGGCATTAAAAGATGACCAGTACAAACTTACTGGCGAAAAAACCGGTGAAACGCTTCAAATCCCAAAAAATGAAAGTGGAGAATTTGAAGTGTACAAAGCGCCTAAAGTATCTGGATTTCTAAATGGGAAATATGTCGGCGACGAAAATGTAAACGCAATTTTATCTGATGGCCGAATTGTCTTAAGAGACCACGATTTTAATAATGATACATATTACAAGATAAGCGGCATTATTGAAGCGGAGACACTTAGACTTGCTGGCTATCAAAAGGAAGGGCAGTTTTACCGAGGAACCGATAACCCTAAAGAGATTGAATATCTCAAGAATGAGACTATGCGCGTGTCCACCAACCACATGACGGGGGAAAAAGAAGATGGCGTATCCGTTTGGGAAAGCCCTAAGTACCCGTTCAAGTATCAATATCGAGTAACCGGTAAGGTTTCCGGAGTGGGTAGCGATGGAGAGCCGCTGCTTGATCCCGCGTCCATTAAACTTGTTAGCGCAAAGTCCTATTCTGTTAAAGACTACAATGCTGCGATGGAAAAGGGGAAGCCCTTGTTTTGTAAGGCGTACGGATGGACAGAAGAACAATACGACGCGGCAAAAAAGGGAAGCATTAAAAACAGAAAGCGACTGTAATTAAATATATCCGTTTGCCAATCGAGGCAAAAGAAGTGGCAATTTGAGCCAAACATTACGCGAAAGCGTGTTGTTTGGCTCTTTTTTGTAATACGCAGCGGGGAATGACGCTGTGGAAATAAAAGGAGAATAAAAATGGCAGACGAAATCATGACTTTTGATGAAATACTGGCTGACCCCATCTATAAGGCGGAGTTTGACAGGCGAATCACAAAGGCGCTTTCAACTGTCCAAGCCAAACTGGACGCGGAAGTAGAAAAAAACAAGAAGTACGAGGAAAAAGGAACCGGCGAAACGGTGGAGACCCTCAAGAAGCAGCTTTCAGAATTGCAGGAAAAGTACGACAAGGATACTGGCGACTATAAAGCGCAGATTTCCGACCGCGATTATGACGATGCAATGAAAAAAGCTGTTGCAGATAAGGGCATCAAGTTTTCCTCAAAAGCTGCGGAAAAGGCCTATTTTGCCGACCTCAAAGAAAAACATCTTGAGCTTAAAGATGGCTTGCTTGATGGCTTTGAAGAGTGGCATAAGGCGCAGACCGAAGCCGATCCGTCCGCGTTTCAGACCGGCAAGCCCGCGCCAAGCTTTGCAAAGCCTGTCGGTACCGGCGGCGCACCTGCAAGCGAAGGCAAGGGTGCAATGTTCGCAAAACAATTCAATGCGCAGTATGCGCAGACTACAACGAAGGAGTGAATTTAACGTATGTCTTTTGTGACTAACATTTCCGGCGCAGCGCGCCCGAACTTTCTCGAAAGCGAAGTCGGCCTCGTGCTGAAAACCCGTGAAATTCCTGCGACGCTTGGCGTGCAGGATGGCATTTATAAAACTGTCGCTCCCGGCGCTGTTTTCCCGTCTAACAACAGCAGTGCGGAAGGTATCGTTTTTGAAGCGGTCGACGTGACCAACGGCAATATGCCCGGCTCTGTCCTCGTGGCTGGTCGCGTCCTTTCTGATGGGCTGAATATTGCTTCGGCAGCAAAAACCGCGCTTGAGGGCAAGGGCATCGTCTTTGTTGATGCGCCCGCCGTTACTCGTGGTTATACCGTGACTTACGACAAGAATGACGGTACCGGCGATGTCCCTGTGGATTCCAACAGCTATTTTGATGGCTCTGTTGCAAAGGTGTCCACCAGCTATCCGCTGACCAAGAGCAACAACACCCAGACCGGTTGGAGCACCAGCAAGGGCGGCGCGGCGGTCTCTGAGGTCGAAATGACCGGTGACGTGACCCTGTATCCCGTCTGGACTGCAAACGGCTAAGTAAGGAGGTAAAAATCTATGGCTGATATTCTGAATCTTATTTCTGACGCTGAGCGTCTGGAATTTTCGCAGAACCTTTCTGTTGCGCGTCCTGCCTACATCGGCGACCGCATTTTCCCCGACCAGAAGACCGAGAACATCAAGGCTGAGTATCTCCGCCTTGCTGCGGGCGCGACCATTCCTGTGATGGCAACTGTCCACGCTTTCGATACTGAGGCTGAGATTGGCTCTCGCCCTGTGTTCGACAAGACCGAAGTTGAAAAGCTGCTCATCAAGCGCAAGATCAACCAGACCGAGCGCGTCCGCCTGCTGACCGAAAACGGCGTGTACGCCGATGACGCCGTTGTGCGCTATGTCTTTGACGATATGCGTCTGATGGCCGATGCGGTCAAGGTTCGCACCGAGGTCGCCAAGATGGAAGTCCTCGCCACCGGCAAGATGACCATCAAGGAAAACAACCTTAACATGACGGTCGACTACGGCGTTCCCGCCAGCAATATCGGCTACAAGCTCGATCTGAGCGCTGATGCGGATATCATCGGTCAGCTTCGCGCGATCGTCGATGATGCAGCGGACAGCGGCAACACTCTTACCGAGGTTGTGCTTTCCAACAAGATTCTGCGCAAGCTGTCGTCCAACAAGGGCATCCAGACGATGATCTACGGCAGCATTGGCGTCGGTACGTATGTTCCGACCGACCGCCTCAGTGCGCTGTTTATGTCCATGTTCGGCTTTGGCACCATTACCACGAACGACCTGCGCTATAAGACGCAGACTTCGAGCGGTAAGGAGACCACCAAGCGCTTCTTCCCCGATGACAAGATCGCGTTCCTCTCCAACGGCACTTCCGCTTCTTTCGGCGCAGGCCTGTGGGGCGTCACTCCCGAAGAGGCTGATTACGGCCAGTACAACGAAAAGAGCGCCAACCAGTACATTACCGTTACCCAGTGGGCTACGCCTGACCCCGTTGCGGTTTGGACGAAGGCAAGCGGCCTGTTCATCCCGGTTGTTCCCAACCCGAACGGCCTGTTTATCGCGTCTGACACGAGCAAGTAAGCTGTTACCTCCTCCCCTGCCTGAACGGTTTGCCGTGACGGTGGGGGAGGGGCCAGAAAAGGAGGCTGCGCATGGCGTACGCTGATTATATCTATTATGCAACGGTTTACATGGGTGGGTCTCTGACCGAAGATATCTTTCCGGCTCTTGCAGTAAAAGCATCCGCTTATGTAGATTACGTTACGATGGGCCGAGCCAAGAATGCGTTTGGCGATGCGGCGGATGCGGTCAAAAACGCTGTGTGTGCTTTGGCTGAGATCATTCAAGACAGCAACAAACTCAATGCGGTCTCGACGGACACTGAGCGCGCCGTATCGAGCGAAACGGTAGGCGCGTGGACGCGCAGCTTTGACGGTAAAAATGTGTCTGCGACGGATGTGCAGCTTATCGAGAGTAGAAAGCGCGAAGCGGTCATGATGTATCTTGCACCGTATGGACTTCTAAAAGCGAGGGGGTATGGGCCATGTCCATGTTCCCCCACACTGTAACGATTTACAACGTCGTGCAAGAGACTGACCCGGCGACGCTTGATGAGGTTGAGAAAGTTTATACCACAATCCTGCGTGGCGTGATGCTGCAAGCCAGCAAAGCGGTCAACGTGCGCGAAAGCGGACTTGAGAGCGCCGATGCGGTAAATCTGTATATTCCGTTCGCCGTGGAAGCGGTGGACGGGGTAACAGGTAAGACGAAAACTTACATTGGACCGCAATCGTTTTTCAAAGCGACGGATAAGTCTGGATTGTGGACGCTCTCATACAAGGGAAACGGTGGCATGACGTGCTTTGTGAAGGGCGAATTCGTTTCGGACGACATGACCGTCGTACTGAGCCATGACGATTGCTACAACGTGACCAAGGTTGATGCGATGGACTACGGTAGCCCTGATATGCAGCATTGGGAAGTCGGAGGTGCGTAATGGGCATCAAGTTTTCCGTGCATACCGATGGGATGGACGCGCTTAGGGAAAAGCTGTCGCAAGGTTGCAGCAAGGCCGAACATGCTCTTGCTCAGCAAATACGGGCGGATACAGACCCGTTTGTCCCTGCGTTAACCGGTAGTTTGGCGAACAGGACGCGAATTGAGGGATATACCGCTGGGGACTATGGACCATCTGGCGGAAACGTTATCGTTTACCCCGGCCCGTATGCTCGGTTTTTGTATTACGGGAAAGTAATGGTCGACCCAAACACCGGCAGCACATACGCCCCGAAGGGCGGAACAAAAGTGGTTACAGATCGCAACTTGGTATTTAACAAGGCGATGCATCCGCAGGCGCAGGCGCATTGGTTTGAAGCATCTAAGGCTCAAAATCTTGACAAGTGGTTGCGCGTGGCAGAAAAGGCGGTGAAGAAGTACGGAACAGATTAAAAAGACGGTATCGGCAGCGGAAGAAGATCAAGTGTCCCGAAAGCTGCTTGCGTGGTTAAACACATTCCCTGACAAGCCGGTCGATTTGATTCGGTTCGAATTTCTTCCCGCCGATGCTGCGGCGATGGCGCTGTCTACGATTCAGGCGGCATACATCGTACAAAAATACATCCTCGGTGGATATCAGGCGGAATACCAATTTAAGGTCATCTACCGAATGAAACCGGGGAATAGCAACGACAAACGGCTCAAAGCCGATGAAATGCTCAATGCTCTTGGAGACTGGGCGGAATTATTCGGAGGCGTGAACAATGACCCATTTATTGGCGAAGGAAAGCGCGTCATTCGCATTGAGCCGACAACGCGGTCCTCTCTTTTTGCCGTTTATGAGAATGGCGACGAGGATCACCAAATCCTTATGAAAATGAACTACGAGGTGATTAAAAATGGCTGATATGACCTTTAACACCACGGCGGGGCAGACCGTAGATCGCGAACTTCTGATCGCGTATCTCAATACGGGCGAAGCCGGAACCCCCACGTGGTCTCCCCTCGGTACGCGCGTCACAGATTCCAGCATGGAATACGACTGGCAGGAGGATTCCTCGAAGGATATTCTTGGCACGACGCGCACGACCATGAAGAAACCCATCATCACGCAGACCTTTGACCCGTCTGATCTGGACGCTGGGGATCCTGCCATCGTCAAGGTTTGGAATCTCGCGGTCAAGGAGCAGAACGCGGCGGCGCTGGCGAATCAGGACGTGCTGATTGTCCACGCTTATGCAGGCACGGCAAAGACCGCAGTATTTGCGGAGCGCTATTCGTCCTGCATGGTCAAGCCCTCTTCCCTCGGCGGCGAGGGTGGCGGCTTTATCGGGATGCCTATCGACGTGACGCTTGGCGGCGCGCGCACTGTCGGCACTGCCGCTATCTCCGGCAATACGGTTACGTTTACCGAGGGTGAATAAGGAGGAACATTATGCAGGAACTTAATTTTGGCGACGGCCTTGTAACTTACACCGTAAATGGAAAGTGCGAGGTGTCGTTTAACCCTACCGACAGCAACTTTGTCGAAAGGCTCTACCTTGCCTTTGAAGACCTCGACAAAAAGCAGGAAGGGTACAAAACGCAGATTGAAAAGATGGGAGACAAAAAGCTCATCTTTGAATTTGCTCGTGAGCGCGACAAAGAGATGCGCGAGATCATTGACTCCGTTTTCGGGGCGCATATTGCAGATAATCTTTTTGGCGGAATGAACGTTTATGCGCTGGCAGAGGGAGTTCCTGTGTGGTGTAACTTCATGCTTGCTGTAATGGACGAAATCGACAATACGTTCTCCCGTGAACAGAAATTCACGAATCCGAGAATCAAAAAGTATCTCGATAAAGTTCAGAAGCATTAAACGGAGGGCGGTATGGGCTACGGACTTCCTAAAAGCGTAGAGATCAACGACCAGAACTTTTCTATTCGATATGACTTTCGAGTTATTTTGACGATTTTTGAAGTTTTGGACGATGAAGAACTAAGCGATGAAGAACGGGCTTATACCGCCCTAAAACTCTTCTTCGTTGATTTTGATAATATCCCAGACTATGATGCGGCCATTGGGAAAATGTTTTGGTTTATCAACGGCGGGAAAACGCCTGATGACAAGAAAAAAGAACCAGAGCTTGTAGACTGGGAGAAAGATTTTCAACTCATCGTGTCCCCTATCAACCGCGTCCTTGGGAGAGAAGTTAGAGAAAGCGAATATGACCCAGATGAGAATGTCGGCGGTGTCCATTGGTTTACATTCTTATCCGCGTATATGGAAATTGGGGATTGCTTATTTGCACAGGTTATTCGCATTCGCGAGTTAAAAGCAAAAGGGCGTGCGTTAGATAAGTCGGACAGGGAGTTTTATCGGCGTAATAAAGACGTTGTCGATATTCCAAAAAGAATATCGAGAGAAGAGGCGGACACGCTAAGTGCGTGGTTAGGCAAAAAAGAACCGGCCTACGAGCGAGCCGGTTCGGATTAAAGTGTTATTTGCTTATTCTCGGTTTTCTTTAGATGCGCGTAAATCTTGCTAACCCTCTTACCGTTTTGCGGAGCAGCGGTTACGTCAAATACGATGTATTTCACATCGTAATCGCTTTGGTACGCGAAAATAAGGTACTGTCGGACGATCTTGGACTGCTTTTTCTGTGTTGACCCGCCAAGAGCAGCGCCAATTGGGCCGAGTAAAATTCCTCCCGCAATTGCACCTCCAATACTCGAAACGTATTGAGTTTGAATTTCCTGCGGCGTCATAACAGAAACATCGATAAGCTTGCTTGGCGAAAGGGTGAATGTTTGCCCGCTCGCTGAAAATGAAATTGATTCAGGGGAACAAACGGCGGAGCAAATAGACCCCGCTGCAAGATCAAGTCCACCGACAAGTTGAAGCTTACACTTTACCGTTTGCATCTTTATTTTCTCTTCATACGTTGTGGGGAACACTTTATTCATGGTTAACACACCTAATGGGATTGGGATTGCTATAAGGGCGATTCCAACCCAAACGGGCATGGTTTCTTGACCTTCTGGTGTTGTAATTGCACCAACAATCAAAACCAGAAGAAATGACGCAAAGAACACAACAAGAAATAGTATTGCTTTTTTCGCCGTTTTCATTTGTTTTCCCCCCTATTAGATACGGTCTTATTACCATAGCACAACAAAAAACTAAAAGCAAGGTGGTGATTTTATGGCGGCTGATGGTTCCGTAGTTTTTAGCGCAAAGTTGGACGATAAAGATGCGCAAAAAGAGCTAAACAAGCTTGTCAAAAAGATCGACACTCTAAACGATAAAATCTATCAAAAACAGCAGCAAAAAATGCCGCTTGCAAAACAATCGGAAGAGCTTGCGGTAAGTCTTGACCAAGCAAAAGCAACCCTTGAATCTATGCGCAGTGGCAATGAGTTTTTCACCGCCGATTCCGTGAAGGAGCAAGAGCGCACTGTTAAATCCTTGCAACGGGAATATGATTCTGTAACTTCTAAAGTTGAGAAAATGGACGCGGCTATTCGCGCAGATACTCGAAGCCTTGACAAGATGAAAACAGACGCAGGGGCGCTTTCTGAAAAAATTTCTGGCGCAGGAACTCGCATGGTGGCAATGGGGGAAGCTACAAAGAAAGCAGACGCATTTCTTGCGCGGTTTTCCAACAGAGTTAAGCGGCTGGCGCTCAGGGCGTTTGTCTTTACGATTATTGCAAGAGCTTTATCTGTTGTTCGTGATTATGTTTGGAAGGTTATCCAGACAAACGATGAAGCGGTTGCGGCCATTGGGAACTTAAAGGGGGCGCTTCTCACTTTGGCGCAGCCTCTTCTTGGTGTAGTCGTTCCGGCTTTTATTGCGCTTGTGAATATCTTAAATTCAGTTGTTAGTGCAATTGCAAATATCGTCTCTATGATTTTTGGGACTACGGCAAAAAAATCGGAGGCAGCAGCAAAGAGCCTTTATAAAGAAGCAAATGCTGTTGAAAAAGTCGGCGCGGCGGCAAAGGACGCACAAGCAAATCTTGCAAGTTTTGATGAGATCAACACTCTGTCGAGTTCAAGTGGCGGCGGTGGCGCGGCATCTGCTCTTGCAGACCGTTTATCCCCTGTATTTGAGCAATTCAAGAGCGATGCGTATAAAGCAAAGATTGACGAAATCACGGCTTATCTTTGCGGTGCGCTTTTAGCTCTTGGCGCGATCCTCTGCTTTTCTGGCGCAAATATTCCGCTTGGTATTGCGCTTATGGCCGCTGGTGCGGTGGGACTTGTAACGCTTATTAAAGAGAATTGGGACTGTATGCCAAACAAGTTAAGGGCGGCGATTACCAACGTACTTATGATTCTTGGCGTATCTGCCCTTGCGATTGGCGCGATTCTCTGCTTTTCTGGGGCGAATATTCCCCTCGGTATTGGGCTAATGATTGCAGGCGCGGCTATGTTGGGGACGGCAGTTGCCTTGAACTGGAACGCGGTCGCAGACAAAACAAAGGAAACCCTTGAGACGCTTCTCGTTTACATTGGGCTTGCGGCGCTTGCAATCGGCGTAATCCTCTGTCTGTCCGGTGCTCATATTGCACTCGGAATTGGGCTTATCATTATCGGGGCGACGTCTCTCGCAAGTGCTGTTGCTCTGGATTGGAACAGTACAACAGAAAAGACAAAAAGTAAGTTAACGGAAATCTTGCTTTTTGCCGCGAAGAGTTTGCTTGCGCTTGGTATCATGCTTGCAATTTTCTGCCCAGCGGCATGGCCTATTGCATTCGGGATGATGCTTGCAGGAGGCGCTTCTCTCTTTACTGCGGCTGCGCTCAATTGGGACGCAATCCTTGAGAAACTCAAAGGCGTCTGGAATAACATTAAGCAGTGGTGGAAGAACAGCGTTGCTAAATATGTTGGAGTTTCCCATTGGAAAGAGACAGGGAAGAAAATGATTAACGGGTTCCTTTCGGGCGTAAAATCCGCATGGGAAACTGTAAAAACGTGGGTGGCTAATGCCGTTAACTGGTTCGGGAAAAAATTTGTTGAAGCACAGAATTCTATTGCAAGATCGAATTCTGGCCGCAGCGGGGGATTTGGAACCAGAAGCGGGGGCTTTGGCAGACCTTCTCGCGCTCCATCGATTAGCCGTATCTCCGCTCCTGCATTGGCTCGTGGAGCAGTTATCCCCCCTAACAAGGAATTTCTTGCTGTGCTGGGCGACCAGAAGAGCGGGACGAACATCGAAACGCCACTTGCAACGATGGTCGAAGCATTTAAGCAGGCTATGGCGGAATCCAGCGGCGGTGCAACTACGGTCGTTATCCAGCTTGACGGCAAGGAGATTGCACGCAGCACCGTGAAGAATATCAACAACATGACGCGCGCGGCGGGTAAGCCCGTGCTGCTGTACTAAGGAGGGGTAACATGGAAGTCCTTATTATCAACGGCACGGACTACTCCGATTTTATCGCCACAAAGGGTTATGGGTGGAGCCGCAACGACCTCGACAGCGATAAGACCACCCGCACAAAAGACGGGAAAATGCGCCGCGACAAGATTACCAGCAAGCGGAAGCTGAACTATACAACGCGCTCTATGCCTCGCGATAAGCTGGCAAAGCTTGATGATGACCTTAATGAGACAACGTTCACGGCCAAGTATCTTGACTTGCATGGAGTTCGAACCAGCACGTTTTATTGCTCGTCGATGGAATGCACGCTCGAAGAAGCGGCGGACGACAATGAGGTGTGGGGCGGCGCGGCGTTTAATTTAATCGAGGTGTGATATGGGGCAGACGACAAGTACGCTGTGGCGCGAGCTGCTTCACAAGCCGGGAACTGAACGGGAATACAAATTTGACGTTGCTGGCACGGAATATGGCAAAGACGCGGAAGTGTCTCATTCTGTCGAATCGCAGTTGTTTGAAGAATTCGGCATCGGGAACGCCTGCTGCGCAACATTAAAACTGGCATTGTATGCGGATAACGTACCACGCGCCGCGACGATCAAGCGTTATCTCAGGCTTGTTAATGGCAGTCAGGCGACAGACTGGATTCCCAAAGGCGTGTTTTTTACTAACCGCCGTTCCTGCGATGGTGATTATTGGGAACTCGAAGCATACGACGCTATGAGAAAGGCTGACGTTGTGTGGGAGCCAGACCAGTCGCTTAACTTTCCGATGACTATGCCTGACGCTGTAAATATCTTTTGCCAGTTGATGGGCGTGGAGCTGGACAGCCGCACAGTGCTCAATAGCTCGTACACCATCGACTATCCCGCAAATGATTACACCATCCGCAACGAGTTGTGCTTTATCGCAGCGGCGCACGGGGGGAACTGGATTATCACCGATGCAGGGAAACTGTTGCTTATTCCGTTATTGTCCATGCCTACCGAGACAAACTATCTCATTACAGAAGCGGGCAACGCTATCACATTTGGAGGGGTGAGAATCCTTGTCTGAAAAGTATTATGTCGGCAGAGACGTTACAAGTTTTTCCGACAAGGGCAAGTACAAGCCTATTTCCCGCGTGACGCTGCTTGTGGACGATGAAAATAGCTTGACGGCGGGCGATGACACCGGAATGGAAGTCATTGCAAGTTGCCCACACGCTACGCAGCCAATGGTAAACGCTTTACTGCAAGCCATGAAAGGCTACCAGTATCAGGCGTACGAAGCAGGCGCGGCGAACATCGATCCGGCGGCAGAGCTGGGCGACGGCGTGACCGTTGGTGGCATTTATTCGCCGCTGTCTAAACTCTCTGATGATGGCCGCGGATATGCAGGCATTTCTTCCCCCGGAGAAGCGGAGATGGAAGACGAATATCCGTCCGATGGGTACATCATGCAGGAATTTAACCGCAAGATTGCCGAAACACGCTCGACTATCACCAAGACCAGCGAGGAGATCATGCTCAAGGTCGAGGGCATCGACGGCAAGTACACTGAGGTCAAAACCACGCTGGACGGCCTGACGGTGACGGACGCGAGCGGCACGACCAAGATCAACGGCAGCAGCATCAAGACGGATAATCTGTACGTCGATGCGGCGAATATCAAGGGTACGCTGACAGCCGACCAAATCCAGACCGGCAGCATCCGCGTCGGCGATCTCAAGGACGGCTCGAATTATGCTACGAAGACCTACGTCGACAACAACGCGGGCCTGAACGCAAACGAGGTCAATAGTGCGATCGCAACGTACATTGACAGCACTTCTATCACAGCGCAGAAGCTGCGCGGCCAGACGGTGGAACTCCTGGCAAACAGCAATACCAAAGTGGGCGAACTTTCGCTCGTCGAGACGAACGTTGACTACGGTATCGGCATCAAAACCCTCTATGGCGGTATCAAGCTGGAATCGGCGACGAACGTATACCTAAAAGCCAGCGGTCCCTACGGTGGATTTATCACGCTGTCCAACAACATTGTGTCGCTCGGCGGCGGCGAGCTGTATATCGGTAGCCAGATGTACGGAAATATCTTACCGGCCGGTAACTGGGGGAAACTGTTTTTCCTTCGTCAGTGAGGTGACGCATGGCAAGTTTTAGTGTTAGTGTTACGGCGACGGGGTCAACGACAGCTGACCTCAACGGCACGTTTTACGGAGACAGCTACCATAATCGAGCGCGTGCGATCTACGTGACCGGCATTCTGGGCTACGGGTATTACTTGACCTCGAACGAGGATTCCGGCGCGAACAACACGTTTACGGATTCGTTCGACGGACTTACCCCCGGCAAAACCTACGATTGGGAGGCAGTGCTCTGCTATTGGGACACCAACCTCAATCAATGGGTGGAGACCAGCTATTCCGACAGCGGATCGTTTACCACAGATGGCGGCGGCACTACGGGCGGCGCGGTGTACATCTACACGGATATGTGGCGAGCGTATACGCCGTACATCTACACGGACACGTGGAGACCCTACAACGCAGAAATCTACACCGACTCTTGGTGGGAGTCTGGATAAGGAGGCACTATGACAAAGCAGGCAATGCAGATCCTTGACAGCGCATTTAATACGCTGTCTTTGGTGATGATCTCCGCGAACGACGCGGAGAAGATGGCAAAGGTCAAGGGAGAGCTGAGGCAGGCATATGCGATCCTTGAGCGGCTTGACCAGCAGGCGGCGCACGTCCCCGCAGAGCCGCCCGCCAAAGAGGGCAAGACGAAGCTCGAGAAGAAAAGCGAGGTAACTGATGGCTGATAAAGCAATTGTTGATAAAGCGATTTCTGACCTCACCCAAGCAACACAAATCACAGGCGACGACCTTTTTGTGCTTGAGCAGGGCGGCACAGCGAAAAAGCTCAAAGGCGCAACGCTGCTGGACTTCGTCACGCTGAGCGTTGTATCGGTCACGGTGACAACACTGCCCGCAGGAAGTTTGGCAACGGCGACCTACGATAAGTCGACTGGTACGCTGGCGCTTGGCATCCCGCAGGGCAGCAAGGGCGACACCGGCGCGACTGGCGCGACCGGCCCCGCAAACGTGCTGACCATCGGCTCGGTCACGTCCGGGAAGGTGGCGAGCGCGACCATTACCGGCGAAGCTCCGAATCAGGTGCTTAACCTTGTGCTCGAAAAAGGCGACAAGGGTGAACAGGGTAAGCAGGGTATTCAGGGTGAACAGGGTAAGCAGGGTATTCAGGGTGAAATTGGTCCACAGGGCAATCCCGGCGCAGATGCTCCCACGATTACTGGCATCACCATCCGGCAGAGCGACTATCACCTTATCGTGACGCTGTCGAACGGCACGAGCTATGACGCAGGCTATTGCCGTGGCGCTTCTGGTGCTGGTACGGGTGACATGCTGGCCTCAGTGTATGACCCTCAAAACAAGCACCAGGACATCTTTGCATACATTGATAATGCTATCAAGGACGTCAAGGTAACTACCGACGCAACGCCTACGCAGGGCAGCACGAACCCCGTGCAGTCTGGCGGCGTGTATTCGGCTCTCACCAATAAGCTGGACAAGACCGGCAACGGCAGTAACGTCACGGCGGCGTTCACGGCGGCAACCACCCGCGCAAACGTTGCGACGGGCGAAAAGCTCTCCGTGCTGTTCGGCAAAATTGCAAAGTGGTTCAGCGACCTCGGCAGTCTGGCTTTTAAGTCCACGGTCGCCAAATCCGACCTTGCAAGCGACGTGCAGACGAGTTTGGGCAAGGCTGACAGCGCTTTGCAGAGCGCGCCGGTCACGTCGGTCAATGGTAAGACGGGCGCGGTCACGGTGAGTGTACCGACAGTTCCATCTACGACCAACATCCTCAAGGGAGATGGCTCGGGCGGGCTGGTGGCGGCGACGCGCGGAAGCGACTATATCGCATCCGGCAACATTGTCAAGCAGACACTCGTGAGCACGGAGACCACGCCCACCGAGGACTACGCGATCAACTGGGTGTACGGCTAAGGAGGCGGAAATGGCTACATTTACTGTAGAGATAACGCCGGATTCTAGCAACGGGACTATCGCCCACGCAGTCGGAAAGTTTTCCGGAGGGTCAAGCAGCTATAAAGGTCAGCGGCGCATGGACGTTGCCGTCAGCGGCGTCGGGACATTTTCTGCGTTATCGCCGGAGACAAGCGGAGGCGAAAACACTTTTTCTCTCGACATCACGGGGCTGACGCCGGGGACAACGTACAACTGGAGCGCGTCACTCTACTACAAAAATACGTCCGGGGGTTGGGTGACAGCAGGATCGCAGTACGATAAATCCGGAAGCTTTACGACGAAAAGTAAAACCCCTACATTACCAAAAACGCTCGTCAACGGCACTGCTTACGACGTTAAGGGCGGGAAGTGCCTCGTCAACGGCACGGTGTACAACATCAAGAAAGGCAGGACGCTCATCAACGGGACGGGGTATGACATCAACTTTGAGCCGGATGTGAGCTTGACGTGGTACTTCAACGAAACCATTGATATAACGTCGCAGCCAGACAAATTCTGGGGGTATAGTAGCGGGATTGCTGTCAGCTTTGTGTCTGGCTATTATGGCTTTACCTACGACCATCTTATCCGAGGCTACGACGACACTTACGGTGTAAGAACTTTAATCTACTATAGAAAGATTAACGAGACCAGGGAACTCGCTTACCGAAACGGCTGGCGGGGGGAGGTATACCGCACCATCACTTTTGATGAATTACCCACCGGTGATCTCTTGACGTGGCTGCAAGCCAACGCCACGCCGCAATAAGAAAGGAGCAGCACATGAGTATCTACGTAAAAGTCAACAACACGGAATATCCCGCTACGGTCAACGGCAACCTTGTTGACCGCAACTGGAACGGCCGTGATACCAAAACCATCTATCTGACCATGTCCTACGACGCCGTAGCGGCACTGTTGCCCGACAATACCCCGTGGAGCATCATCCAGCGCGACACGGTGGACGTGCTGGACGAGCAGGGCAAGCCCACGGGCGAGACCAAAGAGGTCGTCAACGAGTACGACAACAGCGCCTACAGCATCGCTGGCGACATAACTGACCACCGCGACGGCACCGCCAGCATTAAGATGGGCAAGCCCACGGAATCCGAGCTTTCAGAGGCGACCGTAACGGCGCTGGTCGGTCAGACTATCACCCCGCGACGAGCCGTGGCACTGCGCCCGATGATTGAACAGGCTGCAAAGTCCTTTACGGATGCAGAGGCAGCGAAGTCTCCTGAGTTGGTTGCGCGGTGGGCAGACCACATCGGTGAGGTGGTTGCCTCGGGGGACCGCATGAGTGACACTGACAATGACGGCGTTTTGCACGTATATCGCGTCAACGATGGTCACGGTCACACTACTCAGGCCGACTGGCCTCCGCACAGCACTCCTGCAATGTGGACTATCATTGACCTCGAGCATGCTGGTACCCAAGATGACCCGATTCCGGCTGCTCGTGGTATGGAGTACACTTACGGTCTTTACTACAAAGACCCTGAGGATACTAAGCTGTACCTGTGCGAGCGCATGGGAGAGGCCGCGGGCGGGAAGATCGTCCTACAGTATCTGCCGCACGAGCTCGTGGGACAGTATTTCACGGCGGTCTAAGGCCGCAGAAAGGGAGCGGGATATGGATAATGCAAAGCACTACGATGACGCAGAGATCGCGCTGATCGAAAGTCGGTGCAAGAGCAATACGCATCGAATCAACGAGCTTCAGGAGCATCAAACGGCACTTGACAGGCTGGCGACTTCGGTCGAGGTGCTGGCGACCAAGCAGGAGACCGTCGAGGGCGATGTCAAGGAGATCAAAGAGGACGTGAAAGCCATCACGGGCAAGGCGGGGAAACGCTGGGACAGTCTGGTCGACAAGGCTCTCGCGGCGCTGGCGGGCGCGTTTATCGCGTGGCTGCTGTCGGGGGTTGCATTATGAAGAAGCTGAGAAAGCGGGACAAGTACGTCATTGCGGCAGTGCTCAACCTCTGCTGGTACTGCATTGCGGTGCTCGTATTGACCGCGCATGACAAGGTAGTGCCGGACAGTCTGACCGTCGCGTGGTTCGCGGCATGGACGGCAGAACTGGCACTGCTGGCGAGAATCAAAATCAAGGGAAAGGACGAATAACATGAATGAAAGAATCATCAAGCGTATCGCAAACCTCATGAGCGTCAAGAGCATCGTGACGCTGGTGCTGACGGGCGTTTTCGCGTACATGGCGGTGACGGGCAACATCTCGCAGGACTTCATGACGATCTATGCGGTCATCATCGCGTTCTACTTCGGCACGCAGTCGCAGAAGGCACAGGACGCCATCGACAAGGGGGCGTGAGGCATGGCGAGAGCAGAAGACATTCTTACCGTCGCTAAAAAAGAGATCGGCACGGTGGAGCAGCCGGGCAACCGACAGAAGTACGGCAAAGCCTACGGCATGGACGGCGTGTACTGGTGTATGCAGTTCGTGTGGTGGTGCTTCCAGCAGGTGGATAAGCGGCTCTTTTACGGCGGCGGGAAGACCGCAAGCTGCGGCGAGCTGATGAACTACGCCAAGGCTCACGGGCAGTGGGTCACGTCCGGTTATCAGCCGGGCGACGTGCTCATCTATGACTTCCCCAACACGAAGGTCAAGACCGACCATTGCGGCATCTGCGAGAGCGTGAGTGGGCAGTACGTGATCGCCATCGAGGGCAATACCTCCAACGGCAACACCGGCAGCCAGAGCAACGGCGACGGGGTGTATCGCCGCAAGCGCAAGCTGTCGCTCGTGCTGGGCGCATACCGCCCGAAGTATGAGGCGAGTTACCGCGAGGTGCTCAAAAAGCGCGCGGGGCTGGAAGACAAGACGATGGACTACCTCGCGGCGTACAAGTATGGCAGTGACCTTATTCGCAAACTGGCAATGATGAAATAATTGTGCCCGAATCGGGCACGGAAAGGGAAACGGGCGGGAGACCTGCAACGTCTCCCCTCGCGTGAGCGCTCTGCAAGCCCCGGCGCACAGCATGGACAAGCAGCACCGAGCGATCCGCGCGCAACTATCCTCTATGGCTCCCAAGCGGGCCGTGGCGTATATCTTATCGTTTGAGCTGCCAGCGGACGAGGCGGCGTGCCTCATCGAGTGCGACGTGCGGCGCAAGAGCTACGCACAAGTGTGCGAGGCGCTGCACCTGTCGCCGGAGGCGGTCAACCGCTGCCGCAGGCGGGCATACCAAAAAATGGCAGACGGACAAAGAGAGCACCGAGGTTAATCGGTGCTCTCTTTTGTTCCTTGTTGGAGTTTTGCATCATACAGCAGGCTTATTGTACAAACCAACGGCCTGTGCGAGCAACAACCGCAGATAGTCGGGGCAGTGCCTTGCGCCAGACTCCCAATCCTCGATAGACCTGCGAGGGATGCAAAAGCGAGTTGCAAATTTCGCCTGAGACAGACCTGTATACTGGCGGATATCGCAGATCGTCAGGTGAGCAACATCCCAAATACCACCGATCTCGGCAATACGTTCCTCCGGAATATCTTGATTATCGTCGTCATCCCAAATGGAACTAAGAGTCCAGTCGGAAATAAAGGATTCTCGGGACGCGTCCTCATTTGAGAGCGCGTCTGAAAAGATGCTGCAAAACTGCTTGTCGGTCATGGTAAACTCCTCCTTTAATTCAGCTCCTCGACAAAAACAAACATGTCTTCGTCGCGGACGAGATCGCCGTTTTCGTCGTACTTGCCGCAAGCGCCGTCTTCGTTCGCTTTGTTCGCGGTCTCGATGCAGTAATCCACGTCTTCGACGGTGTAGGTGTCAGTCTCTTCGTCGTACGGAAGGGAACCTGCGGTGAAGTAATCGGCGCTCCAATCGGGGTCATAGCCGGAACCGTTCCAACGCTGGATCTTGATCTCCACGGTCTTCTTTCCATCGGTAAGCTTCATTTTTATATCCTCCTGGGCTGTTGCCCTCTTTTGTTTACGTGATTATAATACCACGCATTGCGTGGTATGTCAAAAGCTTTTTAAAATATTTTTTGACCAAATAATGACCATTTGCGGGGCGCGATCCACGGTATGATTGAGGCAACAAAAGGAGGTGCACGCGATGTACGACCGACTTTTAGCTTTGGGCTTTACCGAGCAGATGGCGATGGACATTTTGACGCTGTTTCCCGATCCTGACGAGCTGCGCACTTACGTCTATTTCGCAGAGATGTTCAATGTATAGCTACTTCAACCCGAATCCAAACGGGCGCAACGTCAGCGACTGCACCGTGCGCGCGATCTGCAAGGCAACGGGGAAGGACTGGGGCGAAGTCTATTTAGCACTGTGTATACAGGGGTACTTAGACGGCGATCTCCCCAATGCAAACGCCTGTTGGGGCGCGTATCTGCGATCTTTAGGCTACCGAAGATACATCATACCAGACACTTGCCCGGACTGCTACACGGTCGGTAAGTTTGCCGATGAGCACCCGTGCGGGACGTATATTCTCGCCCTCTCCGGCCATGTAGTGTGCGTTCAGGACGGGACGATCTATGACAGCTGGAACAGCGAGAACGAAATCCCACTTTATTACTGGGTAAAAGGAACGGAGGAATGAACATGGCATATCCCTATTTCAGCCCATACTATCCACAACCGATGCCGGACAACCTCATGCAGATGCGGCAGATGCAGCCCATGCAGCAGCCTATGTCGCAGCCAGTGCAACAGAACCCCATTGCACATGGCGGCGTGCAGTGGGTAAGTGGCGAGCAGGAGGCGAGAGGCTATCTCATCGCGCCCAACTCCGCTGTGGCGCTGTGGGATTCTACCGCGCCGACCGTGTACCTCAAGCAAGCAGACGCAAGCGGCAAGCCGACGCTCAAGATTTACGACCTCGTAGAGCGCGCAGAAACGCCCCGTACAGCGCCGCAGGAAAAGGGCGTGGGATTTGTCACCCGCGAGGAGTTCGACCGTCTGGCGGCGCTTGTTGGCGAAATAAAGGGCAAGAAAAAACGCAAGGTCGAGGAGGGCGAGGACGATGAGTAATCCCTTTTTTGGCGCGCTCGGCGGCGGCAACGGCTTTATGCAGATGATGCAGCAGTTCCAGCAATTCAAGGCAAATTTTCATGGCGACCCCAAAGCGGAGGTCGAAAAGCTTTTGCAGAGCGGTAAACTCAACCAGCAGCAGTTGAACCAGCTGCAACAGATGGCAAAGCAGTTTCAAAGTCTGATGCAGTAAGCAAACAAATTAGCAAAGAGTTTGCTTATTTACAGGAATCTTATCGTGGCCACGATTTGATAAATTTTTTTAAGGAGTGATTTTATGTCTCTTTCCGATGGCGGCGCCCCCATGCTGACTATGCCGGTGCAGCCTACCAATAGCGGAGGCTTTGGGTTTGGCGGTGACGGCGCGTGGTGGCTTATCGTTCTGTTCCTGTTCGCGTTCTGCGGCTGGGGCGGCAACGGCTGGGGCAACAACGCTGGCAATTCCGGCGGCGTGGTCGACGGCTATGTGCTGACCTCTGATTTTGCCAATGTCGAGCGCAAGATCGACAGTGTAAATCAGGGCCTTTGCGACGGCTTCTATCAGCAGGCGCAGCTTGTCAACGGCACCAACATGGCGATGGCAAACGGCTTTGCACAGGCCGAGCTTTCCCGCAGCAACCAGCAGGCGGCGCTGATGCAGCAGCTCAACGCCATGCAGATGCAGGCCGCAAATTGCTGCTGCGAGAATCGTGCGGCTATCGCGCAGGTGCGCTACGACATGGCGGCGCAGGCGTGCGACACGCGCAACACCGTGCAGAACGCCACGCGCGACATCATCGACAACGCCAACAGCAACAGCCGCGCAATCCTCGACTTCCTGACGCAGAGCAAGCTCTCTGACCTTCAGGCCGAGAACCAGGGCTTGAAGCTGGCGGCAAGTCAGGCGGCGCAGAACAGCTATCTGGTCTCGCAGCTGCGTCCCTCTCCCATTCCGGCCTACACGGTGCAGAACCCCTATTGCTGCAACCAGTTTGCCGGTTGCGGCTGCTGACAACTGCATAGCATAGCTTTTTGTTGACGATGTTTTGTTGACGTCAACAAAATGGTCGGCCCCGTGCCGATACTACGACAAACGCGGCGGGGCAAAAGCCCCGCCGCCGTATTTTATGAAAGGACTGGAAATATGGGCGA